GACCAAGGGTGTCTTCAAGGACGTGCACTGCACCGTTCGTGGCTTCCAGTTCGACTTCGGTACCGGGGGCATCCACGGGTCTGTTGAATCACAGATTGTCCAGGCTGACGACGATCACATGATTATCGATCTCGACGTTGCCAGCTACTATCCCAACCTTGCTATTGCCAACGGCTTCTACCCTGAGCACCTGGGGCAGACCTTCTGTGACATCTATGAAGACGTGTACCAACAGCGTAAGAGCTACCCCAAAGGCACGGCGGAAAACGCCATGCTCAAGCTGGCGCTGAACGGTGTCTATGGTGATTCCAACAACCAGTACAGCCCGTTCTTCGATCCTCAGTACACCATGAGCATCACCATCAATGGGCAACTGTTGCTGTGCATGTTGGCGGAAGTGCTCATGCAGGCTGAGGCAGTGCAGATGATCCAGATCAACACCGATGGCCTGACCATCCGCTGCCCGCGTCACCTGCAACCTTGGGTAGAGCAGGTGCAGCACTGGTGGGAGCAGATGACGAGCTTGCAGCTTGAGGCTGCCAGATACAAGATGATGGCTGTGAAAGATGTTAATAACTATATTGCGGTGTACGAATAACTATGTTACATTGATATTATGAAACCAAATAAATTTCTCAAAAATCGCTCAGGAATATACGGTATCCGTAATTTGGTCAACGACAAAATATATGTCGGTAAAACCAAATGCATGTACAAGCGTTGCCATCAATACGTTTACGACTTCCGCGAAAGATCAATTGGGCATATTAATGATTATCTATACAACGCAATGGTGAAGGTGGGTATTGATAATTTTGAATTTTTCCCGCTTGAATTTTGCGAGATTAAAATACTACAGGAAAAAGAATTGTTTTGGATGACGGAGCTAAACAGTGTAGACAGAAATCACGGTTACAATCTTCGTCTTGATAGCTCAACAGGAATGATAGCATCAGAATCAACAAGTAAAAAAATTAGCAATGCACTAAAACAGCAATGGGGTTCCGGCAAGCGTGACGGACATTCTAAAAAAATGAAAGATCATTGGTGCGGCAATCACGAGCGCCGCCGTCAGCAATCGGAAATTCTTTCTAAACATAAGACGAAATACGAATACGAAGTTCACCACCCAAACGGTCAGATTGAAAACTGCCAGTATAAGAGATTGTGTGAATTAGGCATCAAGAACGTGATTTCTAATTTTCACAGAAAAAAGACAAACATTGCGATTTGCAAAGGGTTTCAAGTAATCAGGTTCAATAAAGGTGAAAGAAATGAAAATTAAGCGCAAAGGTGCCTATGAGTATGAGCTGGGTTGGCACCAGAATCACAGTGCCTTGGTGGTGCCGAAAGCCGCCGAAGCCGCCCTGGTGCATGGTCGCGACATTCGGGAGTTCATCGCCAACCATGATGACCCGATGGATTACCTGCTGCGCACCAAGGTGCCCCGGTCGTCATCGCTGGAATGGGGCGGTGAGCGCGTGGCGAACATCGTTCGCTACTACATCAGCACCGATGGCAAGACGCTGGAGAAGGTCATGCCGCCAGCAGGCCCGGAAGGTGCCTACAAGAAGAAGAACGGCGTACCGGATCACTACTATCAGCAGGTGCTGGCGGAAGTCGGAGACGCCTGGGATGAGCGCATCCACACCAAGAACAAGAGCGTCTATGCCGAACGCCGCACGGGAATCAACACTGGCTGGCTGGTGACGCTGTGCAACGATATCCGTGGCGGCCTGGACATGGACGACCTGAATCACGATTGGTACGTGAAGGAAGCCGAGAAACTGGTGTTGACGCTGCAAGGCTAGTGTTATACATTGTACAACACAGCAACGCACACAGAAGGATTCGAATCATGCAACCTGTCTACCCGAAAGGCTTTTTAACCCCTGAAGGTCGATTTGTCCCTATCAAGGTGATGGCTAAAGCATTGCGTGAAATTAGAAAGAATCCCGATGCCGATTACCACGGTTGGAACTGGTTTCCGACTCCAGGTCATTTCATCATCAATGAGTTTCGTCGCGGGTTGCATGATCGAATCAATAGGAGAGTGTCATGAACATCAAACAAGCAAGAGTCTATGCCGCTAAAATTCATCGTGAAATTGCTGCCGAAGCGCTTACTGCTGATTACTATGCGAATCATGTAACGACTGAAAAACGTCAGGAAATAAAAGAGCGCAACATCAAGTTGGCGGAAGAAATTGAGCGCGGCGAACATGATCATAACTTCACTGTAGCGCAAAAGATGCACTACTTTTTGACGGGTGAATGTCCCGCTCTTTTACCGTAGGAGAATCATCATGGCAACTAAACTGCAATTAGACGAAGCATTTAATCGTGTGAAACACAACGGTAAAGTAGCACAGCGCTTATGGAGCGGGTCTTTTATTGAAGTTCTTACGATTGACTCTGAATCAAGAAAAGTAATGAGCATCACCCTTTATAAAACAAGCGCCATGATTACTTTTAAGGTGTTTGACCGATTGTTAGAACGCGACGTTGAATCAACAAGTGAAGTTCTAAATCGCCGCCAAGTTAAAGAAATGTCATCGAAACTTGAATCTGAATACTGGCCTGAGACTGAACATGGGCGTCCGTGAAAACAAGGTTGAACGTTACCTACATGATCGTGTCACCAGCCTTGGTGGCACGTCGCGTAAATGGGTCAGCCCTGGTAGACGCGGCGTACCGGATCGTATCGTTGTGCTGCCCTGGGGTATCTGGCTGGTGGAGGTGAAAACAATCGAAGGCCGTTTATCACCGGATCAGGAGCGTGAGCACCAGCGCCTTCGTGACGCGGGAGCCGTGGTCAAGGTGGTCTATGGTCATGCCGGGGTCGATCAACTGATTGAGGAACTGAAGGATGCTCAAACCCCAGCAGCTACATGACTACCAACGGGAATGCGTGCTGCACCAGCTCTACAACGATGAATCCATGTTGTGGCTTCAGATGGGGCTTGGAAAAACGCCGATAACCCTGACCAGTATCGTTGATCGCATGCGCATGGGGTCAGTGCAGAAGGTGTTGATCTTTGGCCCGTTGCGTGTCGTGCAGGCGGTATGGAGCCGTGAGGCCAAGAAGTGGGAGCACACCCGTCACCTTCGATTCAGCGTCATGCACGGCAGCAAGGAGAAGCGTCTACGCGCCCTGTTCGCCAATGCGGACGTGTACCTGACCAACTACGAGAACATGAATTGGTTGGCGGAAACCTTGGATCACTACTATCTGAGCCAGGGTAAGCCGCTACCCTTTCAGATGGTGGTCTATGATGAAATCTCCAAGCTGAAGAACTCCACCAGCCTGCGCATGGCCGGGGGCAGCCGTGACCGCAAGGACCGCTATGGTGAGGTCCACAAGATCAAGGTCACCGGCTGGCGGAAGATCATTCCCCATATTCCCATCCGTACCGGTCTCACTGGCACCCCCGCCAGCAACGGGTATCTTGACCTGCATGGTCAGTATCTTGCCGTGGACGGTGGGCAACGCCTGGGGGCTTTCATCACGCACTACAAGAATGACTTCTTCGAATCCGACTACATGGGTTGGAGCTACACGCCTACCGACATAGGCAAACAGCGGATCGAAGAGCTGATCAGCGACATCACAAAGAAGATGGACGCCAAGGACTACTTGGATATGCCAGCGGTGAAGGTCACAAACCTCATGGTGGACATGCCGGAGAAGGCCCGCAAGTGGTATCAGGAAGTCGAGAAGGAGATGTTCACGCAGTTGGAGTCAGGCCGGGAGATTGAGGTATTCAGCCGTTCCAGCGTCTCGAACAAATGCCTTCAGTTCTGCAACGGCTCCCCCTACTTCCCTGACTCCACGGAGTTCGAAGCCGTCCATGATGCCAAGCTGGATGCCCTGGAAGACGTGCTGGAGGAAGCTGGTGGGTCACCAGTGCTGTGCAGCTACACCTTCAAGTCAGACGCTGCCCGCATCATGAAACGGTTCAAGAAATACAAACCGGTGAACCTGACCGCCGTGGCGTCCAAGGACACCGAAAAGGTCATCAACGATTGGAACACCGGTAAGATCAAGCTGTTGATAGGTCACCCCGCCAGCATGGGGCATGGTATCGACGGCTTGCAGGAGTCAGGCAGCACCGTGGTCTGGTTCGGTCTGAACTGGAGCCTGGAGCTTTACGAACAGATGAACGGACGCATCGACCGCCAGGGTCAGAAACGCCCTGTGTCGGTCATTCGCATCCTGTGCAGGGACACTATCGACCTTGCTGTAGCCGATGCCCTGGAGCGCAAGACAGACGATCAGGAAGGCTTGAAGTCCGCCTTGCAGCGTTACCGCGACGGCATCACCACCAATGACCTTGAAGTCAATTTCTTCTGAGGAACGATCATGCGACAGTATCAACACCTTATCCGCCGTATCCTGAATCACGGACACCAGAAGCCTGACCGCACCGGTACAGGCACGCTATCGGTGTTTGGTCACCAGATGCACTTCAACCTTGCTGACGGTTTCCCGCTGGTGACCAGTAAACGCACGTTCTGGCGTGGTGCGTTTGTGGAAATGCTTTGGTTCCTACGCGGTGACACCAACATCAAGTGGTTGCACCAGCATGGCGTGCACATCTGGGACGAATGGGCGGAAGAATCCGGTGACCTTGGTCCCATCTATGGTGCGCAGTGGCGCGATGCAGAAGGGGAGTTCGATCAGCTCGCCACCTTGATTCACGGTCTACGCGCCAACCCCAGCAGCCGCCGTCACATCATCGACGCCTGGAACGTGGAAACGTTGCCCTTCGCTCACCTGTCACCGCAAGAGAACGTGCGCCAGCAGCGTATGGCGCTGGCACCCTGTCACGCCCTGGTGCAATTCGACGTGACTGACGGTCGCCTGTCCTGCCAGGTCTACCAGCGTAGCGCTGACGTGTTCCTTGGCGTCCCCTTCAACGTGGCAGGGTACGCGCTGCTGACGCATCTGCTGGCCTACCATTGCGGCTATGAACCCGGTGAGCTGGTTTGGACCGGTGGAGACTGCCATCTATACCTGAATCACTTCCAGCAGGCGCAACAGATGATGGAGCGCCAGCCGCGTGAGTTACCCAGCCTGTTGATGCTGCATGAACCTGAGCGCCCGTTGTGGCAGATCGAGCCTGACGAAGTGGTGATTGATGGGTATGACCCACATCCCGCCATTAAGGGTGAGGTGTCAGTATGACGGTGTTCACAGACGTGGAAGCTGCCATGGAGGAAGCGCAGTATCTGGCGGACTCTACCCGCGTGCCGCATCTACTGGTTCAGGGGTTGGACGGATACATGCGGGTCATCATCCAGGGTGAAGCGTTCACCGGCAGCATGTTGGAAAAGTTTTCTCCGAACCCTTGACGCCCGTTATACGTTGTACCACAATGGGTATACAGACATAGGGAGCAACCGACATGATCAAGTTCAACCTCTACAACGTGGTCAACAAGGAAACCGGCATCAAAGCGAAGGTCAGCTATCACATCGGCAACCGCATCGACGGTCGTGAATGTGTGACCCTGTATGAGAAAGAGTACAGCCGCAATCTCTGTAAGGTGTTCGAAGGCCAGGCCACCAACAACAGTGATCCCATGACGGACTACTTCGAAAGCACCAAGATGGTGTTTTTCAAGGACCACCCGCTGTATGAGCAGGCGTTGACGGCTGCCAAGCGCTGGGAAGCAAAGTGGGAAGCCCGCCGCGCTGCATGACAACAACCGCCCCGGTCACACCGGGGCATCTTGCACACAGGAGAATCACCCCATGAACATCAACAGCATGAAAGCCCTGAATCGGGCATCTGAAGACGTGTCACGGTCTGACTTGTTTTCCGTCAGCCCCGACATGTTGACAGAGGAAGCAGGTTTCAACGTCCGTGGTGCCTTCGATGAAGCGTACTTCGAGCAACCGGAAGTCGAAGAGCATATCCGTGGCCTTGCCGACTCCTACAAGGCAGGCCGTTACGTGCCGCCGATTGTCGTCCAGGTG